ATCACCAATCATTGTGTAAGGATCCACGGTAAGATCAATGCCTCCCCATTGTCCAATATACAATTCTGACCAGTCGCCAAAAATTGCAGCCGAAAGGTTGGTACCAGATCCTTTGGTGATATTTGATGGAACCATGTTTGACATCACATAAGGATAACCAAGTAGGTTAGGGCCTTCAAGGATAAATTTGTCGCTCCCCGTCGCTATCGGCGTATTTGTCAGCGCACCTTCCGTTGCTGCATTCAAAAGCCATTTGAGGTTTTCACCTCTTAAATTTCTAGTTAAAAGTGCAGTCCGTAATGCAACAATATTTGCACGAGTCAATGCAGCGCCGTTTGTTCCCAATCCAGCCGGGTTGATAGCAGCAACACCAGTATGATTTAAGATACCCATCGGCTGGTTTGCGGTTCCTGATCCATTGATTGCTGCAATGTCAACAGCCTCAGCAATCGAATAAACGATTTCTTCTCGAATCTTCCTTTCGATCGTGGCAGATGTTTGTCTCAAAAATTGCAATGAATGTACCGTGTAAGTACCCAAACGTTTTGGCGCAAGATCATCACTTGCAAATTTAACGTTTGATTTATCAAGGCTACCTACCTCAGCCTTCCATGTTGCTGCCGGTCTTTGGGTCAAACGAGTAAATGAAACATTACCTACCAGGTCATTCAAGTATGTTGCTCCAAGTCGTTTTGTTACCAACGCATTACGAAGCATGTCAAGCATAGAAGCTTCGGTAAGTACATCTTTTTGAACAACAGCACTACCGTCTTCCGGTTGCGTGGCCATTGTTACGGAGTTATCTCTTTTTGAAAGAATCTTAGACGGGATACCAACACCATAAATATCCTGACCAAGTTCGCGAGCTTCACGCTTAGCTTCTTCATGCATTTCAAGTTCAATACCACTTAAAGGCTCTCCGCCTGTAACAAGTGATCGAACCATTTTCAATACAGAAAATCCGCGAAGATCTTTGGCATCTTGTTTTGATTCAGTTTGAGTAGTCTCTCCGATCAATCCAAGTGACAATGCACGTTTTTTTGCAAAATCCTCTTGTTTTCTCTTTGCTTCGATATCAATATCAAGCTTTTCAATTTCAGAATCCAACGCATCAAACTGAGTAGATTCCTCAGTGGTTAATTCACGTGATTCGGATTTAGCCTTCTGTAACAGGTTATTCGCATCAGTAATTTTCTGATTACGCATCTCCTGTAATTCTTTGAGCGTTTTCATATTAAAATTTGGTTTTTAGTTTTTGATGAAGTGTTATTAGGCAATGAGTTTCAATCTGTTTTCGGCATACTTCAATAGATAGTGAGGCGCCTTTCTTTTTTCTAGCTCTTCCAGATTTTTCAACTCCTCGTTGAATTTGTCAAATGACCTTTTGGCAACTGAACTAGTTGATTGAGAGTATGCAGGAGTTGTCACAGGTGATAAATCATACAACTTTTCAATTTTGGTGATGTGTCGGATATAAACATTATTATTTTTATCCCATTCCCAGGTATCGCCATCTTCGGCAATACTGAAAGCAAACGAGCTGCCGGTAATATCTCCACGCTTCATTGGCGCTAATACCAAATCTCGAATAGTCTGTGTTTGTGGCGCGTCTATTTCGTAATATACGCCATCATTTTCTACTCTAAACCGCATTGTGCCGCTTGATGATCTGCCAAGTACATAATTGCTGTCATGATTGAATAGTCCGACTACATCTGATATATCAGCATTATCAAATGCGTTTTTATCTATGTATTCATAGAAGAAACCAAGTTTATCCGAGCGCTGACCAAAGACAACACCCATCCCGCTGATAATTTCAACGCCATCCTCTCTTGTTTCAACTTTCGGACTCGATACCGGCTGGAATCTTAGTTCCTTCTCCATTGCCTGTGTTTTTAGATTTTAAAACTTCGTCAGCCATATCAAGTGGCATCATGTTTTGCTGTATCCAGTGGCGATCACCACCTGCTACGGCCGGAAGTTCATCCCATCCACGAACCTCGTTTTGGGTATAAATTCCGTTTTGTATCATTTTGGAGACATACTCAGCGTAAGATTTAGCATCGCCGCGAAGCAGGTTTCTGAAATTTAATTTTGTATAATATCCGTTACGCTGTTCATTAAAAGTCAGGCACTTATAATTAACTTCTTGCTCTAACTGTACCGCTTTGGGAATGATTACTGTGTTTGTTACGCCGATAAACATGGACTCTACACCGGTTCCAAAAGATGTCTGTTTTTCGGTATCTCCAAGCATTGACATTGGCAATCCAAATGATTTGGCAATGTCTTTATCAGTCTGATTTACAAACTCAATGACCTGAGACTCTACCGGTCCTCGTGCTATACTTTTGTAATCCACGCCGGCGCCAACTACAATGATTCCGTCCTGATCTTCCCGGATGCCATTTTTTACCCGTTCTTTATAAATCCTGGCAGCTTCGTCATTTTTAGGATCAAGATTAGTCGTGATGATACCAGAAAGAAAAGCACCTTTTTCATAATATCGATCCGCAAATCTGCTGGCCCGCAATCCAAGCTTAATTGTTTGGGCCTGCCAGTTAACAATGGAATGTCCGCAGTTACCATCAAGCCCTAAATCTTTCAGAAAAATGACATCATCTTCACTCAGGACAATATCTGTTTTACCGATGATCTTAAAGAAATACATGCCAGTTTCCGGATCTTCAAATATTGAAACATCTCTGGAAGGATATGGGATTAAAGCTACCGGATTCCCCGCACCATCACGAACAATTTGAGATAACGCAAACCCATATACGAGCATGTTCGCCATCATGGTTCGCTTCCAAATATACGGACTCATTCTGGCATTGGGCCTTGTATGAATGAGGTAATGCAATCTATGGTTTCCGGCAATTTTACTACCTCCTGATTCAAGCGATTTGTAAACAGAATAGGGCTGAGCCGCCACCAGGTCAGATATTACTCTGACACAGGAAAAAAACGTACTGATACCCATTGCCGACTTTGCCGTAACCGCAACCTTAATTGGATCAATCCCCATCATACGGAGAAAGGACGCCTCCAAATCCGGGACAGCTCCGACGGTATTTGATGACATCCGTTGTTCCGGCTCCTTAGACCCGAATCCGAACCAATTCTGAAAGATGTTTGACAAGAGGTTTTCCTATTTGATACGAAAATAGTGCTACTTGAAATCACATAAGGTAATGAATCATTACTTTTTTAAACTTTTTCTATACATTTTAAATCCTTGCCATACAACACATTAACCTTGAAGCTTTCAAAGGATGTATACCGGCAATAATATCCTTTGTCTTGGCAAAAATTCAAAGTTTTGTAATAGGCATCCTGATTTGTTGATCCTAATAACTTAAAATCATTAAATAGCTTTAAAAAGCCTTTTTTTGTCAATTCCAGGTCTGAGTTCTCAATTTTTACCATACTGCTACGTCATCTTCATATTTACTTTCCCAATTCCATGCGAGGTATTCTCCTATGGCCATTACCATCGCCACAACGCCATCAATTTTATTTTTACTTGCCGCCTTATCGGGTTTAATATTATCTGCCGGATCTCTTGCCAACGCTACATTTCCAAGCATCCACGCAGTAACCGGATTTCCATCGTGTTTAATTTCCTCATCGACACACTGTTTTTCGAATTCTTTGGATGGAGTACTCATTGAAGAAAATCCCTGTCCAAATTTCTGCATGACATTTTCATACTTTGGCTTATCACCATTTTTAGCAGGCACATATCTTTGCCCAAGTACTTCATCTAAGTTTTGAACCAAGTCTGATGAGTTCCATCTATCGTATCCTATAAACTGCAAATCGTAATAGTCGGCAACCTGAATAATATCCTGTTTTATGTAATTGTAATTCGTGGTCCTGCCTGGTGTCTGAGTTAAATGTCCGTCATTAACCCAGTCCTGATAGTCAATTCCTGATACAATTGAATTCTTTACAGCCTGTTCTGGAACGTAATGCGTGACAGTATAATATTTTTCGTCAGGGAAAAACAAAGCAAAAGAACAAATATCGCTTGTAGTTGCTAAATCCAGACCTCCATAACATTTTGCTCCTTTGGCTGGCCTGAAATCATCATCAGCTTGTAACTTTTTCCACGTCTCAGAAGGAATCCATGTTACAGCCGCATCAACCCATAAATTTAACCTTTTTGTTTTAAAATCTACCTCTTTTGATCCGGATCTTAGCGCCATTTGAAACTCTTCACGCAGCTTTTCGATCTTGG